TGAGTTTGAATTGCAATTGGTGCAGGCCGTCAAGATGAGCGAGAAGAAGACCGCCCCGCTGCGCTCTGGCGATCACTGCCGCTGGTGTGCCGCTAAGCCGGTGTGCCCGCAGATGACCGGCGCAGTTGAGCGGGCCTTGCAGACGACCATTGACAACCTAGACCCACCGACCATTGCCACCTATCTTAAAAACGCTGATATGCTGGAGCAGTGGATTACTGATCTGCGCGGCTTGGCGCTTCAGATGCTAGAGTCTGGGGCCAAGCTGCCTGATTACAAACTGGTCGCCAAGCGGGCGATTCGTTCATGGACTGACGAGGACAAGGCCAAGGTCGCCCTGTTCGCATTCGGTCTGACCGAATCTGAGGTGTTGGAGACTTCCGTGATCTCTCCGGCCAAAGCTGAGAAGGCGCTCAAAAAGCGCAAGCAGGCTTTGCCGGACGGTCTGGTGGTCGCCATCTCTTCAGGTAACACCTTGGCAAGCGCGGATGATGCGCGCCCCGAGGTGATGCTCTTGGGTAAGCAATTAACCGCTGCCCTTTCTAAACTTCAATAAAGGTACAGAAATGTCCAATCTAGTAGCGTTCTCCCAAGCGGGCTTGCCCGCAGTTTCCTCCCTCGCAACTTCCCTGCGGGCTATCCAATCCGATGTCGGCCCAGCCGGTACGGTCATCCTGAAAATGGACAAGACCGGCCATTGGGTGTTTGGTGCAGACCAAACCGAAATCGAAGACGACAGCACCTGGGCGGTCAACCCTTTCTCTTTCGTCCACGGCTTTATTGCTTGGGGCGACGGCGAGGTGTTGGGCGAGAAGATGGTGCCCGTGTCCCAGCCCCTGCCGGAGTTGGACGGCGCGCCCCCAGCAGCCAAGAAGGGCTGGGAGACTCAGGTGGGTATGAGTCTGAAATGTCTGACAGGCGAAGACAAGGGCATGGAAGCCCGCTTTACGACCACTTCGGTGGGCGGCAAGCGCAGCGTCCAGACCTTGGCCGTGGCCTTGGCAGATCAGGTCGATAAAGACCAAACCAAACCAGTGCCGGTCGTGCGCCTCAAAAAGGAGCATTACCAGCACAAGTCGTATGGCCGGATTTTTACCCCGGTTTTCGAGGTGGTGGAATGGTTGACTTTGGAAGGCGAAGCTGACAAACCCGTGGAAGTTGCAGCCCCAAGTCGTCGTCGTCGCGTAGCGGCATAACGGCCTTTTCTGATGCCCATTGGTAACAGTGGGCATTGGAAAAGGAGACGACGATATGGACATCTTAGCGTTTGGCGGCGGTACAGATTCAACAGCAATCATTTGCGGTTGGATTGAGAAAAAGTTACCGCCTTTTGATTACATTTTGTTTGCGGACACTGGCGGCGAACGCCCGCACACTTACGAGCATATTGAAAGAATGCAGAAATTCTTAGCTGACAACGGTATGCCGCCTATCACCATAGTCCGCAAAGTGAAGCGCGATCAGACTGTGCAAACTTTGGAGCAGAATTGTTTGTCTGCAAATATGTTGCCTAGTCTGGCGTATGGCTTTAAGGGCTGCTCTCAAAAATTTAAGGTCGCGCCGCAAGACAAGTTTGTCAACAACATCAACGGCATGAAAGCCTTTTGGAAATCAGGCCGCAAGGTCAATAAATTTATCGGTTACGAATTTTCTGAGCGCCGCCGCTGGATGAAAGCGCCGATTGAAGATGAAAAATACCTTTACCACTACCCGCTTGTAGAGTGGGAGTGGTCACGCCCCGAATGTATTGCTGCGATAGAACGCGCTGGGCTGCCGTTACCTGGTAAGTCATCTTGCTTTTTCTGCCCTGCGTCTACAAAGCCGGAGATCGCGTATCTTAAAGAAACGTACCCGTTAATGTTCCAACGGGCAATTGCTATGGAAGACAACGCCAACTTGACTTCGGTTAAGGGTTTAGGTCGTCGGTTTTCATGGCGTGATTACGCAACAACGCTAGAAGAGCCAACTGTTGTACCTTGCACTTCGTGTGTAGATGAGACTAGCGATGATTTGGCTTGACTTTGAAAGTAGGTCACAGTGCGACCTAAAAGTCGCGGGCGTTTACAACTACGCGCAGCACGGCAGCACCGAAGTGCTGTGTATGTCGTATGCCTTCGACGATGAAGACGTACAGACATGGTTGCCGGGCCAGCCACTGCCCGACTTGACCGGCCACTGCATCATGGCGCACAACGCCGCTTTCGAGCGCTTAATTTTTTGGTATGTCTTGCAGATTGAAATCCCGCTGGAGTCGTTTTACTGCACCGCAGCGCAGGCCCGCGCCAATTGCGCCCCAGGCTCACTTGAGGACGTGGGGCGCTTTGCTGGCGCGTCCATGAAGAAAGACCACCGTGGTGCCCAACTAATTCGCAAGATGAGCGTGCCGCCTTACGAGGAGTCGCCCGAGTTGACCGCCGAGATGGTGGCCTACTGTGAGCAGGACGTACGGGCCATGCGCGCTATCAGCAAGGCCATGCGGCCCCTGTCAGACCAAGAGTTGCAAGACTACCATGTCAACGAGCGCATCAACGACCGGGGCGTGTTGGTCGATGTGCCTCTGTGCCATGCTGCGGTCAAGTACGCCAGCGCCGAACTGATCGAGATTCAAGATATTGTCGCCGAGGTCACCAAGGGCGAGATCACCAGCGTGCGGTCGCCCAAGATGCGCGAGTGGGTGCTGGCCCGTGTCGGCCCGCAGGCCAAGAAGCTGATGGAGAAGGACGGCAAGTATTCCATCGACAAGACCGTCAGGGCCAATTTACTAAACTGTGAGGATGTCCCCCATGATGTTCAAGAAGTCATCCAATGCGCCGACGACCTATGGGCGTCCTCGGTTGCGAAGTTCAGCCGCCTTGCACAGCTATCAGATGAAGAAGATGGCCGAGTCCGAGGCGCGTTTGTGTTTGCAGGCGGCAGCGCTACTGGACGCGCTTCGTCTTATGGAGCCCAAGTCCACAACTTCACCCGCAAGTGCGCCCAAGAGCCCGAAGCGGTACGCACAGCAATGGTTAGGGGCCACGCCATCGTCCCCAAGTTCGGCAAGCGAGTCACCGACGTCCTCAGAGGAATGCTCCGGCCCGCCCTTGTACCTAGTAAGGGTAAATACCTAGTCGTTGCCGATTGGTCGGCCATCGAAGCTAGGGTAAACCCTTGGCTGTCCGGCAGAGGCGACGACAAGCTGGCGATCTTCGCGTCCGGCGAGGATGTGTACAAGGTCAACGCATCCGCGACGTTCGGCGTCAGTGTGAGCCAAGTCAACAAAGACCAGCGCCAAATTGGTAAGGTGCAGGAGTTAGCCTGCGGCTTTGCCGGTGGCGTTGGTGCCTTTGCGGCGATGGGCCGCGCCTACGGCATCCTGCTGCCGGAGTCCGATGCACGGCGCATGGTGGACGCATGGCGTAGGGCAAACCCTTGGTCTGTTCTGTATTGGCAAGACCTAGAATCTGCCTACACCCGCGCCATGCGAAACAAAGGTAAAGAGTTCAGCGCGGGGCGCGTCGTGTACCTGTTCGACGGCCTGCACCTATGGTATGTGCTGCCCTCTGGACGCATCCTGTGCTATCCCTACGCTCGATTGGAAACAGACGGTGTGACTTACGCCAAAGCTGCATGGAAACCCGCCGCTGATGCCAAGGAGTGGCCCCGCGCCCGCTTGTGGAAGGGGCTGGCCTGCGAGAACATCACCCAGGCTGTGGCTAACGATTTGCTGCGCCATTCGCTGCGCCAGCTAGACGACGTGGTGCTGCACGTCCACGATGAAATTGTGATCGAAACCGCAACGCCCGACCCCGAGGCGCTGCGCTTGGTCATGTGTACCCCGCCCGATTGGGCTAAGGGTTTACCCCTAGACGCTGAAGTCTCAATTATGGAGCGATACGGAAAATGAATTTCTTAACTTATCTCGAAAACATTGCGCCCGAGGGCGAGGTTATTTTGTTCGTGCGGCAAAAGCCTATCCTCAAGGACGGCGAAGTGCAACACCATGCAGACGGCGCAGTCCGATGCGCGTGGCCTGCGTTCCTGCCCAAGAAGTGGAAGCCCGACCAAGCGTGGTACTGCAACACCGGCTGCTTTATCATCGACCGATTCGACGAGGGCAAGCCCGCAGCCAAGGCCGATGCCTGCGAGCGTGTGGCTTTTCTGGTGCTGGATGACGTGGGCACCAAGGCCAAGGTGCCGCCCATCGCCCCGACTTGGATCATGGAGACCAGCCCCAACAATTACCAGTACGGCTACACCTTCGCGCTAGATGACCAGCCCATGAAGGGCGAGTTCAGCGCGGCCATTGTCGCCATCGCCGAAGCAGGCTACACCGACGGCGGCGCGATCAACCCCGTCCGCAATTTCAGACTGCCGGGGTCTATTAACCTCAAGCCTGGGCGTGAGCGCTTTGCGTCTGCTTTAGTCGAGTTTCACCCCGAACGTGAGTTTTCATTGACCGAGATATGTGAGGCACTAGGGGTTATCCCTAACCCAGCCGACACCGCCACAGTGCGCCCGATCCGGCTCACAGACGACGGCGGCGACGACGTACTGGCGTGGGCGGCAGCGCGTGGCGACTTGCTGGAAAAAGGCAACAGCAGCGGTTGGTGGGGGATCGTTTGCCCGAACAGCGCCGAGCATAGCGACGGCAATCCGATGGGCCGCTATCACCCCGTCAACCGCGCCTACTGCTGCCTGCATGAGCATTGCGCCCATCTAGATAGCGTGGCCTATCTTGCGTGGGTAGAAGAGCGGGGCGGGCCAAAGCGGTCGCATGGCCTGCGTGACGAGTTGCTGGCGGCAGTAATGGAAAACACCCTTGCCAAGCTATCCCCAACGCCCTCATATCCCGATGAAGCCGCAGCGGTCATTGCAGAGGTTGAGCAGCGCGAATTGGGCCGCGTCGAGATGTCCGGCTGGTTCGAGAGGTTTGCGTACATCCAAGACGATGACGCATATTTTGATATGCAAGACCGGCGCGAGTTAATGCGTAAGACCTTTAACGCTATGTTCCGGCACATCGACTGCAAGTCACGGCATAACAAACGCAAGATAGAAGCATCCAACGCATACGACGAGTACCGCCAAGACAAGGGCGCGCGCGCTCTGGTCGGCATCACTTACGCAGCAGGCGAGACCGTACTGGTTGCCCGTGAGGGGCTGGTCTACGGCAACCGCTGGCGTGACGCGCGCCCTGCCCCCGCAGCGGGTGACGTTAGCTTGTGGATGCGTCACGTCGAGCGCATGGTGCCAATTGAGTTCGAGCGTGAGCATCTTTTGAACGCCTTGGCACACAAGGTGCAGTTCCCCAGCCACAAGATCAATCACGCCATCCTCTTAGGCGGCAATCATGGCAGCGGGAAAGACACCCTTTTCGCCCCGTTCTTTTGGGCCATAGGCGGCAAAGCCAAGCACAATTGCTCCTTGGTTAAGAACGAAGATTTAAGCAGTCAATGGGGCTACGCCCTTGAGTGCGAAGTGATGGAGATCGCCGAGTTGCGCCAAGCAGAGGCCAAAGACCGGCGCGCGCTGGAGAATACCCTCAAGCCGATCATCGCAGCGCCCCCTGAACTTTTGTTGGTTAACCGCAAGGGCTTACACCCTTACTATGCCCTCAATCGCGTTTTCGTGGTAGCGTTCTCTAACGAACGTGTCGCCATATCGTTGCCCTCAGAGGATCGCCGCTGGTTTGTCCTTTGGGCAGAAGCAGGCAAGCTCCCCGAAGCAGAGGCGGTTAGCCTTTGGAATTGGTACGAGCACCGAGGCGGGTTCGCAGCCGTAGCGGCTTACCTACACTCGCGTGATGTTTCGGCGTGGAACCCCAACGCAGCGCCCCCAATGACCGAGGCAAAAATGATCATGGTTGAGCATGGCATGAGCGGTGCCGAGAGTTTCCTGGTCAACATGATCAGAACACGTCAGCGCGCGTTCGCCAGCGGCGTCATCGGCGCGCCTTTCTACGCCTTGTGTGATGAACTGCAAGCCTACGCCCCCGCCGCCATCAAGATCGTGCCTCCCGCGCTCCTTCATGCCCTCAAGGAGGCGGGTTGGGCTGACATGGGGCGCTTGGCTTCCCGTGAGTACCAAACCAAGAAGCACATCTTTTGCGCGCCCGAACTGGCCGCTTCCAGCCGCTCGGACTTGCGCCGCGCCATTGAAAAAGCCCCCGAAGGGGCTCTAATCAAGATCGAAAAGAATGGCTAGGACGGCGGCGACTAGCGCCGCTATGAGAATGATCATTCAAGCGCCATTTCCGCGCAAATGCGCGTGTTCTCGTTGTCATCATCCAAGAGGGCGCGCAATGCGTCCTCTAGTTCGTTGATGCGGTGCAGCAGGTTGGCGGTCTGGGTGTCGCCGTTGATGTAGGCTTGGGCTTCAGTCATGTTTAGCACTCCGTCGAATAGTTGTGTTGGGCGTTAAGGGCGGCGAGCGCCTCGACGGTCTGGGCATCCAGTCCGTAGACTTGCAAAGGGTCAACGGCAAACCGCCCACACTCGCTCATATGGGGGTTGTAAATGGTCATGCCGTTAACCTCAACGCCGTAGACCGGCTCGTCGTTAGTGTTTGTAGTCAATACGAAATTCACGATTGCACCTCCTCTTCTAAGTCATCAAAAAATATGCAGGGTGTCGTCGTCTTGTCCGCAAGGACGTAGTGCCATTCGCCGTTTCTGAATCGGGCTTGCCAATAGTTGATGATGGTGCCCAAGGGCAGGGTTGCGCCCGTAGGGGATAGGATGGCTGGAACTTCTTTAATTGCTATGGCTTGTCGTTTCATGGTAAATACTCCAAAAGAATAAAAGCTAGGGCTAGGCCAATCGAGATCGCCAGAAGGGCATCAGCCCAAGGGCGGGGGGCTGGTTCGGGTTTGTAGTGTTGGCGGTTCATGCGTCAATCCATTCTGTATCGTAGTTTGAGAGACAAACCTCCGGCGCGCCTTTGCGGGTGTCCCATTTGGCGGTTAAGGTGTATTGATACTTGTCGTCGTTCTCGGCAAGGTACACGGCCTCTTGCCCGTCCTCGGCTTGGACTTCAATTTGCACGGCGTGGAAATGGTAAACAATAAAAGTTTTCATGATGTGACTCCTTAAAACTGAGCGTAGACGATGCCGGAGGGCGTGACACCAATGACAAACGTGTGTTCTTCCAAGTAGGCGCGCACGGCGGCTTGGTGTTCTTCTTCTGTCTCATCATCGGGCAATTCCAGCCCATAAGACTCGGCGATTTGCTCGACGCTATCCTCGGCATATTCGCAACAGAGGGCGATAACGTCCAAATCGTAGTCGTTGTTTACATCCTCCAAGTAATCGAACAAGAGCCCCAGCGCCTCGTAGCTGAACTGGTCAGCGCGTCCGCATTGGCGGAACTCGTCGCGGAACTGGGAAGCGTTTTCAATAGTGAGTTTCATGGTGTGTACTCCAATTAGATGAAATTAACGGCGGCGGCAAAGTTCGGCGGCGAGCCGTCATAGACGGCGATGCGAAAAGAGTGGTAACCCGCCGCGCTTGCTGCCTCTTTGACTTTTTCAATGTCGGCGGCGGTTTGGCATTGGGTGCTAAGTAGCGCCTCGGTGTAGCGGCGCGTCTCGCCGCGCTCCAAGCCGTAAATCAAAATTTCTTTTTTCATGCTTGCACCTCTTGATGGTGACGAGCGGATTGAAAGACCTCGTTGTAATCGTTGGCTAGCCACATCTGACCGCCTTCCAGCGCCTCGGCTAATGTGTCAAAGGAGGCAAGCCGCTCCATTTCGTCGTACAAGTCGAAGCGGCCAGTTGGGGTTTGCTTAACTTGTACAAGCCCATCGCCATCGGCGCAATAGGACTCTAAGAAGTCGCTGTGGTCATCGGCGGGGTAGATTGTCCAAGTGATTTTGGACGAGTTGACTGTCTGCAATTTCATGGTGAACCTTACTTTAGTTTACTAACAAGCATTTGTGTGCGCTTGGATGCACAAGCCTTTTGCGGGCTTGCGCGATTATAGACCAACTATTTTTGGCGTGTCTGTCGCGTTGGTGACAATGCCCAGGTGCCAACACGTGCCCACAGTAGGCGTTTTGTCGGCGCTGCGGTTTTGATGCATATCGCAGGGGAAATGCTACTTGTTGGCTATGTTGGCTATTCAATTTGAACATTTAGGATTTTGATATTTGTAAAGAAATTCCTTACAGTTAGCATATTGGGAACTGGCGTGACGCAAATTAATGCTCACCTTGGAGCGATTTAAAACGGGTGTCAAAACTGCCAACATAGCCAACAACCGCCAACCCACCGCAAACCGCTGCGCGCGCACCGCTGCATGGTGTTGGCTATGTTGGCAGTTTGTTTTGGATAGCCAACATAGCCAACACCTACCAGCCCCAACTTGTCGACGCCAACTTGGTTGGCATAGCCAACATAGCCAACACCTAACACCAGGTAATGCTTGCCATTTTGGTCATGGTTTTCAGCCAAGGGGGAGGGGGTAGGGCCGAGCGATTGGGCCAACGTAAACGGAGGGGCCACAAACAAAATTTTTTTAATGTAAACTTCCAGCACACGCCTCCCAGGCGCAGGAGAACAAATGTTCAAATCACTGCCGCTCACTGTCCGACACGTCCAAGCAACTGAATCGCGCTTGCAGGCGATATACGACGCTGCCAAGCTGGGGCTCAAGGGCGACACGCTGGCGCTGGCCTCGGGGATGCGGCCTGAAGAGTACCAGCACCTATGCCAATTTGACGCACTGGCCGAGATGGCCGCAATCAAAGGCAAAGCCGACGGCGAACGCGAGATGGCCGACATCCTGCACAAAGCAGCCCGCGAGGGCGATGCCAAGGCGGCGCTTGAAATACTCAAGCATCAGCACGGCTGGGTCGCCAAACAGTCCATCACGGTGGACATCGACCAGCGCATATCCATCACGCAGGCGTTGCAAGAGGCAGAGATGCGTGTCATTGAGGTTGTAGATGCAGTCCACCAGATACAGCGCTGAAGACGAACAAGCCCTGATGGCGCGTCTGTGGACGCCGCGCATCAAGGACAATCCGCTCAATTTTGTGGCCTTGGTATTCCCGTGGGGTGTCAAGGGCACGCCGCTGGAGAACTTCAAAGGCCCGCGCAAGTGGCAGCGCGAGGTGCTGCAAGACATCGCCGAACACATCGAAGCAAATAAAGGGCTGCTGGACTTCAATGTGCTGCAAGCCGCCATCTCGTCTGGGCGCGGTATTGGCAAGTCGGCCTTGGTCAGTTGGATCACCATCTGGATGCTGGCAACCCGCATCGGCTCAACTACCATCATCTCGGCTAACTCGGAGTCCCAACTCAGAAGTATCACCTGGGCCGAGATTACCAAGTGGTTGGCGATGGCAATCAACAGCCACTGGTTTGAGGTAAGCGCGACCAGAGTGATGCCCGCTAAGTGGTTAACCGAACTGGTCGAGCGGGACTTGAAGAAGGGCACCAGGTACTGGGGCGTTGAAGGGCGGCTGTGGTCAGCGGAGAACCCTGACGCCTACGCGGGTGTGCACAACTACGACGGCGTGCTGGTGGTGTTTGACGAGGCGTCGGGTATTGACGACACGATCTGGGCGGTGACAGCGGGCTTCTTTACCGAGAACACGCCCAACCGTTTCTGGCTGGCGTTTTCCAACCCCCGGCGCAACACGGGGTACTTCTACGAGGCGTTCAACTCCAAGCGGGCGTTTTGGAAAACCAAGGTGGTAGACGCGCGCACGGTCGAGGGTACGGACAAACAAGTCTACGAGCGGATCATCCAAGAGTACGGGCCGGACTCCTCGCAATCGCACGTCGAGGTCTACGGGATGTTCCCAAGCGCAGGAGACGATCAGTTCATTGGCTCGGACATAGTGGACGAGGCCATGAAACGGGAGAAGTACAAAGACTTGTCAGCGCCCATCGTCATCGGCGTCGATCCGGCGCGCTACGGCGCGGACGCTACGGTCATCGCCGTGCGCCAAGGACGGGATATTGTTAACATAACGCGGCACCGGGGCGACGACACTATGACGGTGGTGGGGTATGTGATCGACGCGATTGAGGAATATAAGCCGACCCTGGTGGTGATCGACGAGGGCGGGCTGGGGGCTGGGATTGTGGACAGGCTCAAGGAGCAGCGGTACAAGATTAAGGGCGTGAACTTTGGAAATAAGTCTAAAAACCCGATAATGTACGGAAATATGCGCGCGCAGATGTGGGGTGAGATGCGGGAGTGGTTGAAATCTGCTAGTATCCCAACCGACAGGTTCTTGAAGACGGATTTGATTTCGCCTAAGATGAAGCCTGATTCACGTGGAACAATCTTCTTGGAGAGCAAGAAAGAAATGAAAGCACGGGGCTTAGCATCACCAGACGCAGCGGACGCAATATGCGTGACGTTTGCTTTTTCTGTGGCTCACCGCGAGTATACTGAGCCCACCCGCCGGTATAACGCTCAAGACGGCGCAATGCACACATCATGGATGGGGTCTTAATATGAAGCCAGGACTATACGCAAACATTCACGCCAAACAGGCACGCATCAAAGCTGGCTCTGGCGAGAAAATGAACAAAGTCGGCAGCAAGGCAGCGCCTTCGGCCAAAGATTTCAAAGATTCTGCTAAAACGGCGAAGAAGAAATAATGCCGCTTGTCAAATCCAAAACACCCGAGGCTTTCCGTAAGAACGTGAAGGCCGAAGTTGCCGCCGGTAAGCCGGTCAAACAGGCCGTAGCAATTGCTTACGCCGTTAAGCGCAGCGCCCCAGCCCCAAAAGGTAAAAAATAATGGCTGATTACACAGGCATGGTGGCGGTAGGCAATGTCGCCAACGGTGGCGGTAAGAAGGACGACGACTCCAACGTACTAGCAACCGCCCGCAGCCGTTTGGACATGGCAATATCGGCGCTGTCTGAGTCCCGCGAGGATGAGATTGACGATCTGAAGTTTTACGCTGGGTCACCCGACAACCATTGGCAGTGGCCCGCCGACGTGCTGGCGACTCGCGGCGCGGTGCAAGGGCAGACTATCAACGCCCGCCCGTGCCTCACAATCAACAAACTGCCGCAGCACGTACGGCAAGTCACCAATGACCAACGACAAAACCGCCCAACAGGCAAAGTTATTCCAGCCGACGACAAGGCCGACATTGACGTTGCCGAAGTATTCAACGGCATGGTCAGGCATATTGAGTACATCTCGGACGCAGATGTCGCTTACGACACCGCCTGCGAAAACCAAGTCTCCTATGGAGAAGGCTACATCCGACTCCTGACCGAGTATTGCGACGACAACACCTTTGACCAAGACATCAAAATTGGCCGGATTCGCAATTCGTTCTCGGTTTACATGGACCCAACCATCCAAGACCCGTGCGGCGCGGACGCCAAGTGGTGTTTTGTGACCGAGGACATCGCCAAAGCTGATTACCAGCGGATGTACCCTGATTCAGCGCCCATTACAACCCTGCAAACGCTTGGTGTAGGCGATCAAAACTTGTCGCAGTGGCTCAATGAGGACACAATCCGCATTGCGGACTACTACTACGTCGATTACGACAAGGGCACGCTCAATTTGTACCCTGGCAACGCCACGGCCTATGAGGGAACGCCCGAAGACAAGCAATTACGCGCTATCTACGGCAAGCCTAAGAAGACTCGGCAATCTGACCGGCCACGCATCAAGTATTGCAAGATAAACGGCTACGAAATCTTGGAAGAACGCGAGTGGGCGGGCAAATACATCCCGATTGTCCGCATTGTGGGCAACGAATTTGAGGTTGACGGCCGTTTGTACGTGTCTGGCCTGGTGCGAAACGCCAAGGACGCCCAGAGGATGTACAACTATTGGGTGTCCCAAGAGGCTGAGATGCTGGCTTTGGCCCCCAAAGCGCCGTTTATTGGCTACGGCGGTCAGTTTGAGGGCTACGAAAACCAATGGAAGACCGCTAACACGACCAACTGGCCGTATTTGGAGGTAAATCCAGACGTTACAGACGGCGCGGGCGCTACGTTGCCACTACCCCAGCGCGCGCAGCCGCCAATGGCCTCCAGCGGGCTATTGCAAGCCAAAGCAGGCGCTTCTGAGGACATTAAGGCGTCTACCGGCCAATATAACGCATCTTTGGGTATGACATCCAACGAGCGCAGCGGCAAAGCTATTCTTGCGCGTCAGCGCGAGGGTGATGTTGGGACGTACCACTATGGTGATAACTTAGCCCGTGGCGTGCGGTATTTGACCCGCCAACTGGTCGATCTGATCCCCAAAATCTACGACACCCAGCGCATCGCCCGCATCATTGGCGAGGACGGCGAAACCAGCATGGTCAAAATTGACCCGATGCAGGCCGAGCCGGTCAAGAAGATTATGGATCAACAGGGTATTGTGATCGACAAGATTTACAACCCTGGCGTGGGCAAGTACGATGTGGTGGCTACCACTGGCCCAGGCTACGCGACCAAGCGGCAAGAGGCGCTGGAGGCGATGGGCCAACTGTTGCAGGGTAACCCCCAGCTATGGCAAGTGGCCGGTGACCTGTTTGTCAAAAACATGGATTGGCCTGGTGCCCAAGAAATGGCGAAGCGCTTTGCCAAAACCATTGACCCCAAACTTATGCAAGACGGCGACAAGCCGCCTGAGTTGCAGGCCGCAGAACAGCAAATCGAAGCGATGGGTCAAGAGATGGAGCAAATGCACCAGATGATTCAGAACGTCGGCAAGTCCATCGAAATGCAAGAGCAGCGCCGCAAGGATTACGAAGCCGAGATTAAGGCTTACCAAGCTGAGACACAACGCATCACGGCTACGCAAGCGGGCATGAACGAGCAGCAGATTCAAGACATTGCTATGGGTGTGGTAGCGGCTGCAATGGAGTCTAATGGTCAAATTGGCGGTATTCCTGAGATGCCAGAACAGCAGATGGACGTGGGCATGGAGGGTATGCCTGAAATGCCACAGCCTATACTACCGATGGAGCAGCCACAATGACCGCAGCACAATTAATGGGGCTATTGTTCTTAGGCCGTAATGTGGCTCACAGCGTGCATTTAAACACCCGCAGCTACTCTAAACACGTTGCGCTTAATACCTTCTATGACAACGTGATTGATGTGGCTGACGCTTTTGCCGAAGCCTACCAAGGCCGTCATGGATTGATTGGCCCTATCGCCATTCCAGCGGCCAAAAAAACCACAAATATCATTGAGTTCTTGCAGGCCCAGCTTGATGAGATTGAAAAAGGCCGTTACGAAGTCTGTGACAAGTCTGACTCGGCGATACAACAATTGATTGACAACATTGTTGAGTTGTACCTGACCACGCTCTATAAACTGCGCTTCTTAGCATGACGCTATCCATTAACCACAGCACAGCAGCAGATGGTAGCTTTAGCGCCGCAGGCGCTGCAGCGTGGGATGCCAATCATTCATTTTCTGGTCTTTTAGATGTTGCTAACGGCGGTACTGGCACAGCCACTCCAGCCCTTGTAGCAGGAACAAACGTAACAGTTACCGGCACATGGCCCAACCAGACAATTAACTCCACAAGCAGCGGTGGCGGCATTACAACTGGCAAAAGTATCGCAATGGCGATGATCTTTGGATACTAATTATGGCAAACCCAAACATAGTCAACGTATCGTCAATTTATGGCAATACCAGCTATTTGATCCCAAGCACTACAGCAGCTACAACGTGGACTGCGCTTACACCTGCTGCTGGCACAGTAAATAAAATTGACAACATTGTTGCTTCAAACGTCACTGCGTCTATTGCAAACGTAACCGTAGCAATCAATAGCGCGGCGGCGGGCGCTGGTACAAACTACCGGCTTGTGTACCAAGTGCCTGTTCCGGTAAACGCTTCAATTGTTGTCGCTGACAAAAGTACCGCGTTTTACTTAGGCGAAGCGCAATCTATTGTTGTTACTGTTGGTACGTCAAGCGCAATTGAATTAACCGCATCCTATGAGGCCATTACCTAATGTCCACGAGGTACAAAGGTTCGATCATGTCCGCTACAGCGGCAACCAATAGCACGTCTGCGGCTATTGGTATTTGGCGTTCCAATGAAGTTATGCAAGGGCTTAACTCTAGCACTTGGCCTAAACCAATTGTTTCAGTAGATTATTTAGTGGTTGCGGCAGGTGGTGGCGGTGGTGGTGCTGGAGCTAATTCTGGTGCTGCAGGTGGCGGCGGTGCTGGAGGATTATTAACAGCGACTAATCTTTCATTACTTCCAAGCACTACATATACTATTACTGTAGGTGCATTTGGGGCAGGAGGTACAACCGCAGGTACGCAAGGTACAAGTGGCGGTAACTCTGTTATTAGTGGAACAGGAATAACAACGATCACTGCGACAGGTGGTGGTGGTGGTGGCGGCGCAACATCGTCTGCGGGTTCTGTTGGACTTGCTGGAGGGTCAGGTGGCGGCGGTGGTTGGGCTAGAACTGGTGGTGCGGGTACATCTGGACAAGGAAACACGGGTGGTACTGGTGGCCCAGCATCATCACCTTTTGCTTATGGTGGTGGCGGTGGTGGTGGTGCAAGTGCAGTAGGTTCAAACGGAACAGCTAGTGTTGGTGGCAATGGTGGCGGCGGTACATCTAGCACATATAGCGGCGCAACTGTAACGTATGCTGGCGGTGGCGGCGGCGGTGCTTACGCAGGGTTAACGGCTGGCACTGCATCAGGCGGCGGCGGCGCAGGGGGTAATACTGCAACAACTTACAACGGCGTTGCTGGCACTGTAAATACTGGCGGTGGAGGTGGCGGCGCTGGAGTTGCTGGAGCATCTGCAACAGGCGTTGGCGGTAATAGCGGCTCTGGAATTGTGTGTATTCGTTGCCTTCTTGCTTCTACAGCTACAGCAACTACAGGTTCACCTACTGTAACTACAGACGCAACTTACCGCTACTACAAATTTACCGGCACAGGTTCTATCACGTTCTAATCATGGCACACTTTGCAAAACTTGACGAAAACAGCGCAGTTATTACGGTTGTTGTTGTTAATAATTCAGAACTGTTGGTTGATGGCGTAGAGTCAGAGGCTAAGGGAGTGGAGTTTTTGGTTAACCTGTTTGGTGATTCCAATTGGAAGCAGACATCCTATAACGCCACAATCCGTAAAAATTCTGCGGGGATTGGGTACACCTACGACTCCAACAGGGATGCGTTTATACCGCCGCAGCCGTTTCCTAGTTGGACGCTAAACGAGCAGACTTGCCAGTGGGATTCGCCTATGCCCATGCCTGTAGACGACAAAAGGTATATTTGGGACGAACAAACTTGCCAATGGGTGGAGTAAAATTACATGAACCAATTTTACGGCGGCAGTTTTTTTAGCGGCGGGTTTTTTTCAACTATCCCCGCTTATGTAACGCAACTCTATGTTGAGTTAAGATCATTTACTGAAAGAAGGAGATTCTAATGGCGCTCAATCTTAAAGCTATCACATCTGTCTTGGGCTACCAGCAGATCACCAGCTTGTCCGCAGCTACGGCCCTGACCGTACCCCAAAAAAGCGTTGCTGGCCTTGCGGGATCACCCCGTATTGCCATCATTACGCCTGAGACTCAAGCCGTTCGCTGGCGAGATGACGGCGTGGCCCCCACCGCTTCGGTTGGAATGCCCCTTGCTGCTGGTGTCACTTTGCAATACGATGGCGACTTGACTCAAATCAAGTTCATTGAGCAAACGGCCAGTGCAAAGCTGAACATTACTTACTATTCTTAAGAGGTCATCATGCAAATCTCTAATGACACTGCGGCGTTAAATTACGTTGACTATTTCACCAAACAGTTGCCTATTGACCTTGCCACTATGGCTGCATTGCGTGATGAACTGGCTACTCGCCAGGGCGCTTTGTCTGCGGCTGAAAACGCAGTAGCTGACCGAGCCAAAGCGGCAGAGGAACTTGCCGCTGCCAGAGCAACAGCAGCGGGCACGCAAACTGCGGCCCAACAAGCATTGGATGAGGCCAAAAGTTCTTTAACTGCGGCCAAGGCCAAAGAAAAAGAAATAGCCGCGCGTGAAAAAGAAGTTAATGCTGATTTGGCTTCTCGCCAATCTGAAGTTGCCAAGCGCGAAGCATCGGCGAATGATAAAGCGGCTGCTTTGGCCGCGCAACAAGCATCGCTTGACGCCCGCAGCGCATCTTTGGAAGCACAAGAAGCTGCGTTGCAAACTCGCGTTAAAGCCTTTCAAGATAAAGTTGCCGCAATTAGCGCTTAAGGATAAAAATCATGGCCGTCTTTCTCTCCCCTGTGGGCGGCGCTGCGGCCCAATTTTTTACCAATAGCGGCGTAATTCTGTCTGGCGGTAAACTGTACACCTATGCTGCGGGGACAACGACTCCGCAAACCACTTACACCAGTTCGTCTGGAAATACAAACCACACCAACCCAATTATTTTGGATTCGGCTGGCCGCGTGCCAGGAGGTGAGATTTGGTTAATTGCAACGCCTTATAAGTTTGTCATTAACGATTCAGCCAGTGCATTGATTGGCACTTATGACAACATTTCTGGCATTGGCGCTGCAAGCTATCAAGTAGACAATTTTACCGGCACTGGGTCGCAAACTGCGTTTACATTAAGCACGGCTTCGTTGGGAGAAAACTACACGTTTGTGTACATAAATGGCGTGTATCAAAACAAAAATACTTACGATGTATCAGGCGTAACGGTAAGATTTTCAGAAGCGCCGCCGTTCACTTCGTTAATTGAAGTCATGTACAACTAATGGCTAATAGCAAGATTTCCGCTTTAACCGCCGCGACTACGGTTGTGGGGACGGAAGTTTTGCCGATTGTTCAAAGTAGTGCAACAGTTAAAGTTGCTATTTCAGACTTAACGCCAGGTCTTAGCACTATCA